CGTAGGTTTCCGAGATCATAATAAAATGCAAGTTTCATGAGGTGCATTATTGAACTACGATGAGATTATAACTACTCCATATACCGTTCTGGAATCATTATCAGAATCTGAAATTTATGATATTGTTTCAACTTTGATTGAGCATTATCGTAAAACCGGATTTCCTTATTTTGAAATCGATGACAACAAGATTAAAAAAGAATGTTTGTCTTTATCAAAATCAGACAGTTCAAAAATAGAATTGCCAAACAATGAACTTCAGCAGGGGATGTTAGGACTTGCAACATGTAACATGTTTCATCAAGAAATGTATGCTGTAAATTGTAAAAACGCAAAATCACCCATGGATATTTTTCTTGATGACGACTTGTTTCGTGTCGCCCTAACAAAGAGAATTAAGTATAATGATCGCAATATTAATCCATCGTGTGTGCGCAGAACGCTGAGTGCCTTTGGCGGACAGGCCGCTTCGAATTTTAGACCGTCGATTGCAAGGTGGGTTTATCAAAAATATGCTCCGATTGGCGGCAGCGTCTTAGATCCCTGTATGGGATACGGTGGAAGACTAATGGGCGCGTTCTGTTCACAGTTGGGGCGCTATGTGGGAGTAGATCCCAATAAAGTTTCTGTTGTGGGCAACATTGATCTATACAATCACTTGATTGATGTTTGTCCAGATAGAGCCGATTTTGAATTGGCGACATCTGCTTTACCCTTTGAAGATTTCGCCACGACAGAAAAATTTGATTTAGTGTTTACGTCGCCCCCGTATTTCAATGTGGAAAAATATTCTAAGGATGAAACACAATCCTATGTTAGATATACAACATACGAAAAATGGATGGAAGGATTTTTAACGCCACTAATCAATCATTCTTTTGACTATCTAAAACCCAACGGCTATTTGGTTCTTAACGTAGGAAAGCCAATTGACGAAGACACGTATAAAATAGGAACATCTGTATTTGGCAAAGAACCTGAAACTTATTATATGCGATTGAGTAAGTTTTTAGGGCAAGGAAATAAAAAAGATGTATCGCATAAAGTTGAACCGATTTTTGTGTGGAAAAAGACCACATAAAACCCACATTTCATAAGGAGAAAAAATGAATGACGAAGAGCTGTTCAATCGATTTACTTATCATGCTCCAAAAATGGGACAGCCATTTATGTATGAACAAATTCGAGAAAATGCTTTGACTATGGCTAATCTTCTGGTGCAGTATTGTTCCGAAAGCCGAGAACTTTCTTTGGCGATTACAAAATTAGAAGAATGTGTTTTCTGGGCTAATGCAAGTATCGCCCGAAATTCAGATAAATAAAGGAGAAAATATGACTATCGAAAAGAAGATTGAAGACTTAGCGGATTTGCAAGATAAGATTGACCTGTTTGAATTACAGAAAACCGTTCAACAGAAGGAATTAGATGAAGCTAAACAGGCGCTGATTAATTCTATTCTTACACCAGAAATTCTGAAGCAGGTGGAAGAAATCAATTTGGAGTTTATGCCTAAGTATCAAGCGTTGGAAAATAGTGATGAGATTGAATTAATTCGCGGATCTAAAACAATGCTAGAGGGCGAACTTCAAGAAGAAATTATCGTCTTGGGTAAAAGTGTAAAGGGTAGTCGTATCAACGCCGTTTATACCAAGCCACGTATCACCTGGGAAACTGATAAATTGGAAGGCTATGCCGAAGCCCATCCAGAAATTGAAAAATTTAAGAAGATCGGTAAAGCCAGTGTTTCGTTTAGGAAAGTAGCACAATAAAACTAAAATTTTATTAAGAGAGGAGGATAAGATGTTGGATACTATTTTGTTGATTTGCGCGTTTGTTAGTTTTCTTTTGAAAGCATTGGGAGTCCCCGTATGGCGACTCGATCTTATGAATCTCGGATTTGCTTTTCTTGTATTGACTTTATTGGTGTAGTAAAATATGTCTTAGCACAGGGGTAGTTATGCCGATGATGGTGAGTGGGTTCGCGGTAGGGATTGCTGGGCGAATAGGCATAATGTTTCGAGCAGGAGACATCCTCAAAATACATGTGCAAATATGAGGAGCAATACCCTTGACAGATTTAAGATATTGTGGTATAGTTATCAAACAGAACGCATCACGCGATAGGGCGAGCCTAGCGCACCAGGATTAGAGTAATTCTAGATAAATTCTCTACAGAAACCGATTATTTCTGGCGTCATTTGGATAAGAATTGGGTCGGCGATTCTTTATCCCCTTATATATGGACTAGTAACCAAGTGGTAAGGTCGCATTGTTCTTGGTAATACTTGTAAGGTTACGGCTAGTCAAGTATTAGAATAATGCCTTAGCGGTTCGCAGGTTCGATTCCTGCCTAGTCCACAATGGAGATTTGGCTGAGATGGCTGAAAGCGCCTGACTGTAGATCAGGAGAGCGTATGCTCCTCGGTGGTTCGAATCCATCAGTCTCCACAAACAGAGTTGGTCTGATCAAACTAACTTTCCGGTTTATAAGTCCGGCGCAGTCCTGTAGCGAAACGTGTGACCTTCGGCAGTCCTATACTGGTGACAGCGAAAATCGGCTTCATGCCGTGTGATTGCCAAACATCCTGTACCCTTGATGTACTAGCAACGTGCAAGGCACAGCTACTACTAAACTCGGATTGGTTCAGCAGGATGGTGTCGATATAAAAGAGTAAGAGAATAAGACACATAATAAAATTGTGCTTTTATATAGTAAGGAGATAATTTGAAAGTTATTGACAGCGAAAAACTACCAATCAAAATGTGGCTAACAGATATTGAAGATGGTGCTTTGCAACAAGCAAAAAATCTAGCCAATCTTCCGTTTGTCTATAAGTGGATTTCTATTATGCCAGACAGCCATCAAGGTTACGGGATGCCCATTGGTGGCGTTATGGCTACTCAAGGCGTGATAGTCCCAAATGCGGTTGGCGTGGATATTGGGTGTGGCATGGCTGCGATAAAAACTTCGCTGACAGATATTTCTACAGAAGAATTAAAACTTGCCATGGGAAAAATACGCGAAGTTATTCCTGTGGGATTTAATCATCATCCAGAAGATCAAGAGTGGGATGGATTCGATGACGCTCCAGATATTCAGACCATTCAGGATCAGCTTCCGTCAGCCCGAAAACAATTGGGAACACTGGGTGGAGGAAATCATTTTATTGAAATTCAAAAAGGATCAGATGATCATATATGGATTATGATTCATTCTGGAAGTCGAAATTTTGGCAAGAAAACCGCGGACATATACCACAAACTTGCACAAAAATTATGCAACAGATGGCATGTGCAATTACCAGATAAGGACTTGGCTTTTCTTCCTATTGAAACCGATGAGGGAAAAGAATATTTTCGAGCAATGAAGTACTGCTTAAATTTTGCTGAGGGCAACAGGGATTTGATGGCTAGACGAACCTTGATGTGTTTATCTTCTGTTGTGGATTGCTATATGGAAGATGAAATTGATATTCATCATAATTACGCCGCATTTGAAAATCATTACGGCAAGGATGTTTTGGTTCATCGTAAAGGTGCCACAAAAGCCACTCTGGGGCTACGAGGAATTATTCCTGGTTCTATGGGAACATCCAGTTATATCACCAAAGGATTGGGTAATCCAGAAAGTTGTTTCGAATCTTGTTCCCATGGCGCAGGTCGTAGAATGGGACGCAAGGATGCCGTAAGAACCTTAAACCTGAAAGACGAACAAAATAAAATGATCGGTATTGTGCATGGCTTGCGAGATGCCTCTAATTTAGATGAAGCACCAGGCGCATATAAGAACATCGACGAAGTTATGAAAAACCAAGAAGATCTGGTTGAAATTAAAATATCACTAAAGCCTTTGGCTTCAATCAAAGGTTAATGAAATTAGGCTTTTATTAAGAGGATGAGTTATGAAAAATATCAATGAAGAATTTGGAAAAGAATTCAACGTCTTGATGAAAGATGGCAATGATTTTTGGCATGATTTATGTAATCGCGTTGAATTATTGAATAATATTCCAGAATTAACTAATGTAGAGATTTGTAAACAATTAGAAGATGCTCATTCTAATATATATGAATCTGCTATCAAAGTAGCAGAAGTTGCATTGCAATCTAGCCGTTTATATAGGGATTTATATATTATAAATAAAGCATTCGCAGAAGATTCTGGAGATTCTAAATGACAACCGCTTTTAGAATGGAATCTAAATGTCCAAAATGTGGAAAATTATATGACTATTTGAGGGTTGCATCTGTGTTTGTTACCTCATGGAATAAAGATGATTTGAGATCGCTTTTGAATTATGAAAAAATTTGTGATTGCGGAGAAACTTTTGACATGAGTAAAAATGAAACTGGTGTTGAGTTGCCACCAACAAAAGAAGAAACCGCGATGTGGACTACCACGTTGAAAGGATATAATATAGATGTTGATGAAGCAAATAATATTATTTCGGGATTACTATATGGAATATAAATGGATTGATTTGAGTTTTATGATCATAATATTAATTGTCTGGTTTCTAACTGGGGTGTTTTCCCATCCTGCCGAAGAATATAGAAATGTGCGAGGACGGGAAGAGCCAGAGCGAACAGATCCCCCAATCGAACGATAAAAGTATTATTTTAT